ACTACACGACGCAGCGCGTTGGTGGCGATGTAACCAACTTCGATGGCATCGCTATCGGCAAAGTCGCAGCATAGGAGATCTGATCAATGGCTGTTTTTGATACTCGCAACAACGCCGAATACGGCATGGGCCTTTCGGCCACGCTGTCCGGCGCAACACCTGCGGCTGGCGACTGGATCGACATGCAGGGCTGGCAATCTCTGACCTTCACGGTCGGAACCGGCACTGTCACCGATGCAGGCACAGCATCCGGATTCTCGTTCCAGGTCGAGGAAAGCGACACCACGGCAGATGGCGACGCCACTGCTGTCGCTGACGGCGACCTGATCGGGGCCGAGAGCGCGCTTACCGTGACTGCTGATACTGACGACGACAAAATGATCGGCAGCATCGGCTATCGCGGCAGTAAGCGTTATGTCCGACTTAAGGCGACAGGCACGACCGGCACGAATGCGGTCGTGAACTGCCATGCCATTAAGATGAAGGGTGCGAACATGGGTTCCGCCTCCATCGACAGCGGCACGGCTGCTACCTGATGAAGACTAAGGTGGGGCGGCTTCGGTCGCCCCATCAACTTCTGGAGGCTATAAATGTCTGAGATAAACTGGGACTTCCTGCCGCCAGCGACAGAAGACAACAAGCGAGCCGCCGACCTGATCATCCGCACGGATGACGGATCCGAGCGCCGCACAGGATACGACGGCGGGTGGCTATTTTATCAAGACGCCACGCACACATCCGAAAACAAGCAGTCAATTGACGCCGACACCGAGACGCTTTTCACGGTGGACGGCGCAGGATCTGAATCGAATTACGACTTCCGGCGAGGACTGAACACTGATGTCTGGTCGCTGAACACAGTTCGCCCAGCCGCAATCGGCGAGGTCTATGTTTTGTCGATTGTCTACAAGTTGAGCAAAGCCAGTTCAAACCAAATCTTTGGAGACATAACAGGCAAGGTCGGCTCTGGATACACGAACACCGTGTCGGTTGATCGTAAACCGCTAATCAAAGGTTCTGGGAATGCTGACTTTGTTGTCGTCAATAAGACTGTATTTATTCGAGATGGCTACACGACCGCCGGGCTGCGATTCTTTCTGACATTTGATGAGGCCGTCCAGGTATGGGATAAGACGATAGCAATCCAGAGGACGCACAGCCCATGACCGAAATCAAAATGCTCAGAACTCTGCCAGTTTCGCCGAATGGAATAGTGGTCGAGACGTGGGCCGAAGGCAGCATTCACAATGTTGACAATAACCTGCTTGGCATATTGATCGACGCAGCGGCCTGCGAGATTGTCACGAAGGCCGTGCAGGCTGCGCCAGAGAACAAGGCCAATCCGAAGCGGATCAGGGTCAGAAGGGCCAAGAAATGAGGTTCAATCGCAAGTCCGCATATGTGACCGCAAGCAGCGACAGCCCGGCGATCAGCACGGCTGACATGAAAACATTTTTGCGCGTCGATAACAGCGACGACGATGCGGTGATCGCCACCTACGTCGCGACAGCAACTGAGGCGGTGAAGCAGTATCTCCGGCTTGCGGTTCTGACCGAAACATTCGTGATGAAGGCGGACGGGTTCGCCGTGGCGGGCGCTGATGACCGCCTTCTATCGCTTGGCCCTGGAGTTCATACGGCCAGCGTGCCTTACGTCCTGGGCGGCGGAGAGACGTTCGACGTGGCGTTTCCACCATTGCAGAGCGTGACAAGCGTCGAGACATTCGACCGCTCGAACGCGGCCACCACATTCAGCAACACGAAATATCAGGTGGATCTGCAAAGCGGGCGAATCTATCTGAACGAGGGCGAGACGTGGCCGACAGATCTGCGGGCGCAGGATGCGGTGAAGATCACCTATGTCGCTGGATACGGCAGCGGGTCAATCCCTGAACCTATCCTCCAGGCCATCCGCAGCTATGTCGAACAGCTATATGACGGCTGCGAGGGTATGACGGCAGAGATCAAGCGCCTTCTCAGCTTCTATCGGCGCGCGGATGAACTCGCATGGTAACGTGCTGCCCAAAATATAGCGCTCGGCAACTGCGGAACCGCATCAAGATCCAGTCGAAGACGCAAGTGGCGGACGGCATGGGCGGATGGACGGAAAGCTGGAGCGCAGGCGACACGGTTTCAGCCCTCTGGACGCCCAGGACAGGCAGCGAGGCCGTAGAGGCCCAGGGACTTGCGCCTACCGTCTCAGTGACCGCCATAATCCGTTTCAGGGGCAATGCAGAGGGCGCACCTTACTACAGCGCCGAGGACCGAGTGGCATATCGCGGTCGAATGTACAATATCAAGGCGATCATGGACGTTGACGGGATGCACCAGTTCCTGGAGATGAGACTGGTCGAGGGCGAGCCGTCGTGACATCAATCAAGTTAAGCATGGACGGCATCAATGAGACCATATCTGAGTTTCAGCGGCTTTCTGGAGAGTCAGAGGAGTCAATGTCTCGAATCATCAATGATGCGCTTTACGATACTCAGGAAATTGCGATTCGCGGGATAAAGGGCGGGCCAGCGAGCGGCCAGCAATATACACGCGGCGGCAAGACGGTGCGCAGATCCGCGCCGGGCCAGTATCCGATGACCGACACAGGACGGCTCCAGAGTTCGATCAAGGTGAAGCCGACCGCTCCAGCGCCGAAGATGGCGGGACGGGTTGGGACCAATGTCGAATATGGCAAGCACCTGGAGTTCGGCACAAGTAAGATGGAAAAGCGGCCCTGGCTGCGGCGCAGCTTCCGCAAGGCGATTAGAAATATCGACAAGGAATTGAAGGCCGAAATTGAGGAGGCCAAGAAATGAGTTTCGAGACTGCTGCGCAGCAGATCGTCTATACAGCCCTGGCTGGCAATATCACGGCGAATGTATATGACGACGTGCCATATTTGCCGGAGGGGATGCCGCGCAATAATTTCCCTTACGTCGTCATTGGAGACGACGACACGTCGGCCTGGGATACCGACGACACGCTGGGCAAAGAAATCGACATAAGCATCGACATCTGGAGCCGGGCGGCAGGCTTCAAGCAAACCAAGGCGATCATGGGCGAGATCTATGACATCCTTAACCGTGGCGCATTGACGAAGACGGGCTATAATATCGTGGATTGCTTATGCACTGAATCTCAGGCATTAAGGGATCCAGACGGCATCACCCGGCATGGCGTGATGGTTTTCAAGCTGACCATTCAGAAGGAGACTTAAATATGGCAGGCTTTAATGGTCGCGAACTGACCATCGACTGGGACGCAACGACGCTTGTCGGCGTTCGAACTCGCGGAATGACGAACACTAATGAACTGGTTGATGTCACAACCGATGACGACAGCGGCTGGCGCACGCTTCTGGCGAAGCCGGGGCTTAAATCGGTCGAGGTATCGGTCAGCGGCATTTCATCCGACGAAGTTCTGTTGGCTGAGTTCTACAACGCCAGCGTGACCGGCGAGACGCTCAAGGTGGATCTGCCGTCGTCGCTTGCCAGCCCAGGCAACGTCTCCGGGCTTTATATGCTGTCCTCGTTCGAACTAAACGGCGAGCATGATGGCGCGGTCGAGTTCTCTGCGACGTTCATGTCGAGCGGCGCTGTGACGTACACTGCGTCTACCGCCTAACATGCGCACAATCGAACTGACGCTGGCAGAATCAGCGATTGAGTGCAAATTATCTTGGAAGGTGATGAAGGACATCACCGAGCAGGTTGCGGACCCGGTCATCATTGCGCAGGAGGTGCAGAAGCAAATCCAGGCGGATGAGGCCGGTCGCGACTATGAACCCAAGATCCAACTGGACACCGACGCTTGCGTCAAGATGATCAGCATCGCGTCTGACATGGACGAGGACGCCGTGGGCGAACTGTTCATGGAAGGCGGGGTTATGGATGGGCAAATCGAGGCGGGCAAATTGCTTGCCGCGATGCTTGGCGGCGAGGACAAAGAAGCGCAGGGAAAACGGAAGGCTCGAAAGAAGTCATAAAGACGGCTTTTCAGACAAGCGTGATCGACTTCAATATCGCGCCTTCAGAGTTCTGGGAGATGAGCGCCCAGGAGTTTCACTGGCTGCACCAGGGCCACTCTGACCGCCAAGAAAAGGCGGGCGGCAACGGCTTCAGCAACGGCGAATGGCGGCGAGCGCATGAGGCGCACAAGGCCAAGATGAAGGCGAAAGAAAATGGCTGAACGGACTGGCGTTCATGTAAACCTGACCGGCGACGCAACGCAGCTTAACGCGTCGCTTGAATCCGCGCAGAAAGAACTGCACGAGACCGGCGCTGCTGGCAAGAACGCACAGAACGCCTTGCGAGGTGTCGGACTAGGCATGGCTGGCACCGCTGCGGCCAGTAAAAGAACAGCCAAAAGCTTCGGCGGACTAAACAATACAGTCCGAAACGCCTCATTCCAGTTCGCCGACATGGCGGTGATGTTGCAAGGCGGGATGGGCGTCGCCCGCACGTTCGCAACGCAGCTTCCGCAATTGCTGGGCGGTATGGGCGTTCTAGGGGCCGCAATCGGCGCAGTGGTGGCCATCGGCTTTCCGATGGCGTCGATGTTCGCGGAGAACGACAAGGCCGCCGACGCGCTTCTAAGCACCTTCGGCGTGCTTGAGCCGATGATGCGGGCAATCGCGGATGGCATGAAGCAGGTCGCAGAAATCGCGATTGATGGCATTAACTTGATCATCAACAATCTGGATCGAATCGTCGTCACGGCAGGCGTCGCCGCAGCGGCTTTCGCTGGGCCTATGGTGGCGTCGTTTATTGCCGCCAAGGTTGCTGCGTTTGGTTTTGTCGGAGCGCTTGTGGCCCTCAAGGCCGCTCTAATAAGAACCGGCATTGGCGCGCTTGTTGTTCTTGCTGGCGAACTTGTATATCAGATCTTCCGCGCCGTCAGCGCGCTGGGCGGCCTCGGAAACATGTTCAAAGCCTTTTACATTATTGCAAGAGAGGCTCTCAGAAGAACTAGCACAGCGTTTGACTACCTTTTGGTCAACGCAGAACTTGTTTTTGTCGTCATTAAGAAGTCCGTGGCTAGAGCGGCAGACTTTATCACGAGAAAATTTGTCGGCGCTTTTAATGTCGTCGTTAGAAACGCGCAAGGCATGGGCGGCGCGCTTTCAGCTATATTCAACGCCATATCGCAAGGCGCTGTCCCAAGCATTGCAGATATTCAAAAGGGGTTTGATCAGGCATTAAATTCGAGCCATCAGTTCGCCACTGGAAGCGCGCTGGTGCTAGATGAACTGGACAAGAAGATATTAGAACTTTTGATAAGATCAAACGAACTTGGATCAAAACTTTTTGCGCCAATCCAAGCGCTAAAAGAACTTCGAGCCGAAATCGCAAAGATGAAAAAGGATGACGTCGACATCCGCGACATTTTCAAAGGCGGCAAAGGCGATGAGGACGAGGATGGCGACGCGAAAGAAGAACTGGAAAGACTAAAGGAAAAACTCGCCAGCAGAATCGAAGCAATGAAAGAGTCGATGAACAGAGAGACATTGACTGAACTGGAACTGCTCGCGATCAAGCTGCAAAAGCGCCAAGAACTGATTGACGAGGCCCACAAGAATGAGGTCATCAGCGAGCAACAAAAGAATGAGTTGATCGCCCAAGCGAAGAAATCGCACGAAGACACTCTGGAGGATCTTCGCAACAGGGCGAGGGACAAAGAACTGGGCCAGATAGCGAACGCATTCGGCGCGATTGCCAGCTTCACGTCAAACCATTTCAAAAGACTCGGAAAGATTATCAAGGTTGCGAGTGCTGCCGAGGCTCTGGTCAATGCCTGGACAGCCTTTTCGCAGGTTCTCCGAGACCCAACGCTTCCATGGTTCGCAAAAATACCTGCGGCTCTGGGTGTTCTGAGCGCCGGTCTGGGGGCCGTCAACGCCATAACCAGCGGATCCAAGAGTTCGTCGGCAGCGACATCAGGTGCAGCCGCACAGCCTGCTGCGCCGGTCGTCTCGCGAGACGTTGCAATTTCAGTCGCGGGCGGCGATATGTTCTCGCGAGATCAGGT